CCCCGCCATTGAGCCTGTGATTTTTGCATCATGCAGCGCCCCGACCATTGCGGCGGTTTCTTCAATGCTGACACCGGCATTTTTTGCCACAGGTGCGGCATAGGTCAGCGCATCGCTCATACCGTCAAAATCGGCGGCGGTTTTGTTCATCGTCATGGAGAGAACATCCCCGATATGAGCGACCTTATCGTTTGAAAGCTGAAAGGCGGATTTCATCCCCATCAGCAGGGCGGCGTTTTCTTCCATCGTGCGGCGGTTCGCCAGCGCCATATTCAGCGTGACCGGCGTTGCCGCCTGAATGGCATCAACATCCCCACCCGCTTTCGCGATGATTATCTGTGCACCGGCCGCATCATCCGCCGAGGCTGCGGTATTGTCACCGAGCTGGCGCGCCTGTTTGCGTAGTGCGGTCATTTCGGCGGAGTCTTTTGCCACTCCGAGCACGGCCTGCAATTCTGAGTTTTTCTGCGCAAACTCATAACCGGGCATCAGCAGCTTAACTCCGGCCATCGTTCCCGCCGCCGCAATCCCCACACCGGCAGCGCCCACCGAGGCCATATTTCCGGCCAGTTCCTTTCCGGCCTGATAACGCTGTTTGACTGCGTTAAGTTTTGCCTGTTGCGCACTGACACGCGCCAGCGCATCACGCTGACGGTTAAGCTGTGCGGTGGTTTCACTGATACGGTTTTTCAACCCTCGTTCATCATGCGCCAGATTACGGGTATTAATACCCGCCTGACTCAATTCCTGACGCTGGCGCTGTACCGACAATCTCAGGCTGTTATATTTCGCCTGTAACTCAGACGCATTTTTACGCGCGGCTTCCATTGCCTTTGCCTGTGCATTTGTCGGTCGTTCAGTATTTTTAAACTGGACAGCCAGAGCTGCGGCTTCCTGTCTGGCTTTTTTCAGTTCCTGACCAGTCACGGCGAGCTGTGCACTGGTCTTGCGAAATCCCTCAATACGGGATGCGTGACCATTCAGCTCGCGCAGTGATTTTTGTGTGTCCCGGATATCCCCCGACAGCGACTTACTCGCTGTACGGATGGATTTAAACGGTCGGGATGCCTGGTCAACAGCCCTGAGCAATACCTGTAATTTTACATTGTTACTCATTCGTGTTTCCGCTTCGCCGGAGCGCCTTTTCGCGCCATGTGATGAGTTCGGTCAGGCTCATGGAATACAGTTCTGATGGCGGCCAGTGAAATATCACTGCCACATCCGCCATCAGGTCATCGACCGACAGATTTTTCGGAAACGTCACTGTACCGAGTTCGGCGACAAAAAACCGACCACCTTACCGGCCAGCGCCACAAGGTCAGGCAGTTCCAGTGCGGCGACTTCCTGCTCGGTCAGCATCGGTGCAGTCATGCGCGGCAGCACCTTAATCAGTGCATCGACTTCGGAGTTCGCGACCGCAGCCAGACTGACACCGCGCAGCGTCCCGGCATTGGGTTTCATCAGCGTGACCTGTTCGATGACCTGCTCACCACGCTTGACCGGATTGTCCAGGGTAATCACATTTTCTTTGTTCATGGTTTTCTCACTTCTGAATCAGGGTTAACCGGTCAGCCTGGCTGACCGGATGAAAATCACAGGCCGATATTGCGGCGGTGTTGCTCCAGCCGGTCGACGCCGTTCACCTTCTCAATCATGTTGATGGTGTCGATTTCGACCAGCTCCTTACCGTCCATCGTCAGCCGGAAATAGGTGCAGACCACGGAGATTTTCGACTCGGTGTCTTCTCCCTGTTTGCCCTCGCCGGTGTCGATTTCTTTCTGACGTCCACGCATGACCACCTCGACGGCCACCGTTTCGCCGGTATCGTCGCGCTGGTAAGAGCCAGCAAAACGAATCGGTACGGCATCCACGCCGGTTGCGGCGTAAAGCTCCCAGATAACCGAATCCGGGAAGCCCCCGAGCGACCACTCCATTGACAGCGCATCGTCATCAAGGCCGAGGTCTACCGGTGCGCTGCCGTTCATCCCCGCACCGCGATAGTTTTCGAGCTTACGGGTCAGTTTTGGCAGCGTGACGGACTTTGCGACGCCCTGATAGCTGTAGCCGTTCAGAAAGACGTTCATTAACTTGAGTTTGCGCGGCATTGCCATCGGTCAGGCTCCTTAATTGCTGTTAACCGAGGTGACCAGATTTGCCAGATATTTATCGGTGATACGCTGGCGCAGGGTCAGGTTTTCAAGAGGAGGCACCGGGGTATAGTCGTAGTCGATATACAGTTTTCCGGCCTTGAGGGTTTCCGCATCGTTGGATTCTTCGCTGAACCAGCAGGTCGCATCCACGATATAGCCGTTTGTTTTCAGCTCACGGAATTTGGCATTGATGCCGTCAACGATGTCGCGAATCAGCGTTGCAGTGATGGGCTTGTCCACCGCCCACATGTGCGCCTCAGCCATCGTGTCGGCCAGCACCTGCGCGGTGCGGGTGTAGTTTTCAAAGAGGAACAGCGGGTCATCAGAGCAGGTACGGTTACCCCAGAAGCGGAAACCGTCACGGCGAATCAGCGTTGTGACACCTGACTCGTTCAACAGGTCAGCATCGGTGCCGGACTCCTGCAAATCCCAGAATACAGAGGCACTGATGCCGGTAACACCGTTTACCCCGACGTTGGACAGCGTTTTATGCCAGCCCTGCTCCTGGTCGATTTTAGCGCGCAGGCCCAGCGCACGGGCGGTGGCATACGCGGTGGCGGTGGTACTGGCGACCGTATCCCATGCGAGGAAATCCGGCCAGATGACCATCAGCTCACGCTGGCTGAAATTCTGGCGGTAGGCTTTCACCTCAGAAATGGTTTTACAGCCCCATGCGCTGATATACCCGAAAGCGCGCAGCTTCTGACAGACTGATGCCAGTGCAACAGCCACCTCTTTGGTATCCAGCCCCGGCACACCAAGAATACGCGGTTTAACACCGGTTACCGACTCCGCCGCCAGCAGGGCTTTCAGTCCGGTGTACTGACCGTTTTCGTCGGTGGTTCCGATGATATTGGAAACAGTCTGCGCGAGTTTCGTTTCTTCGTCTTCGCCGGTGCCGTCTTCCACACGCACGACAACGGTGACCGGTTTTGACTGGTCGGCGATGGCCTGCAACGATGCCGCCAGCGTGCCTTTTTTACCGGCCTTTGCAATTGCGCTCTGCACATTGGTAATCAGCACCGGTTTATTGAGGGGGAAGATTTCCGCATCCGCATCGCTGGCCGTGCAGACCATGCCGACAATGGCGGTGGATACGGTGGAAATGACGCGGGTGCCGTCGTTAATCTCCAGCACCTGCACGCCGTGATGATAGTCACTCATCCGTTTAACTCCGTGGTTAATGGGTGCAACTATTTTCTATTGGGCAGTGCCTGAGACGCTATTTGACCTGTCTGGTCAGTGGATGAAACAACAGATAAAGAAAAGGCGGGCAATTCGCCCGCCTGTCCTGACTTGCACTCACTCATTTTCCGACTGACAATTTACATAGCCCAAACGCTATCAAATCTGATAGTCTGCTTTGAGCGAATAGCGGGCTTAAATTAATTACCAGCCCTGACAAGAAGAATCCTTAGTTAAGGTTTATTTTTGCCATCAAATCTTGATGCGATTTTCCCAAAGAGTTCAATAAATCGCGAGTCAATTTTATCTACATCAAGATGCGACAAATCTGACGCCCCTGAAGTATTCCAATGTTGAAATACTTCTTTTAATTCAGATTGAGATATTTGCGTAGAGAAAACGCGCATATAAAATTTCCCGAAAGAAATGGCGTGCAGACGATCGGCGTTCTTCAAAGCTTCTAATTGATGAGTTTTCGCCATTAAAAATGAATATCTTGCCAAGCCCAAAAGTAACGCAACAACCGTTACGCCCTTAATGGCATCGAAAACCAGCCTAGTGGTATCAAGAGGTGATTGTACAAATGAACGCTCAGCCAAATACCAAAGAATAAATACGAAAATGACAGAAAGTATTAATGCCGCATATCCAGCAAAATGCCATCTTGACGATAATTGGCGACCAGCTTTTTCGCGCGCCTTAAGATCCTCAATTGTTTCGCTTATGTAATCGGCTGATTCATCTTTAAGAACTTGTGCTCGAATTTCTTTTATCTCTTCCTGAGCTAGTCGGGCACCTTCGAAGCGGCTGATAGCATTCACAATTTCATGTACGAGGTATGTCATATCATCAGAGCGTGCGAATAATGCTTGGAAGGCCCCAAGATCGCTATCATTAAGCACTTCTTTATCCAGCACCACTGGCAAAATAAGTTTATCCCGATTGCTATGAGCTACATAGGATATAGCGCCAGTAACCTCTGCATTAAAATAATAAGACTTATCGCTATGTTCAGTAACAAGTGCGATAAATACATCCGCATTTTTTAAATGCTTCAGTATATCTTCTTGCCAATGAGCCCCAAGCTGAATCGATTGTTGATCCAAAAACACCTTGTACTCATGTCGATTTAGTTCTTCGGTTAGTTTTTTTGCAATTAAAAAGTCTTCTCTGGCATAGGATATAAATATACTGGTCATGACATCTCAACTTTTATCGTCATCATTACGACATCTATATTAAATTTCCTATCTCATAACTGTCGTGGAGATAGGAAATAATGATCACTATAGAATACATATTACCAAATGTTAAAAGGTTTTAAAATGATTATTCTTTAGAGGCTACGATGATACATAGGTGGTTAAGTTGAACTCAGGAAAACCAAAGTTGCCAAGCATACGAACGTCCGCTCCTGGCACAGAGCGGACTCTCAGATTAGGCTTTACTCTGTGCCATAGATATGTAAGCTCACACCAGAGCTCATACAACTTATTGCGGCATTTCCGGCCATTCAGGATTTGCAGGATCCACACGACTGACCAGAACACTGTAGCGTTCCCATGCCTCCAGTCGACTGCGCTCCTCATCTGTTGCCATATTCAGCCTAACAGCGCGCTCCAGCGGCAAAATCACGGATTCAGCATCTGCAAGAAGTCTGGCTTTCCGATTTTCTGCCTGCTGCTGCAATTCCTCTGCCGTATAAATTCGTTTAATCACTGTACCGTCCTTAAACATCCAGTTCCCTGAAATGTCCGCCCGTCGGTTAGCAGTAATATCCGGCACTTCAACAACACTTAATCCATCCGGTCTGATAGCTGTCACATCCTTTTCCACATAGCGGATAATATTATCTTTGTCGTACGCTATTTTTATCGTGTCATCAGCAAAATACTTTTGTTCTTCGTACCAGTTCTTACCATCTTCTGAAAAAAACCAGACAACATCAAAGTCCTTTGTCAATTGATATTGTTCAACCGTTTTTGGATTACCTGCCATTATATTTATCAAATGCTGCATAAATTATACCTGCGCCACGTTATACCAAGTCCCGTTAATGTATTTCTGCACCGGTCTGTAATATACGCCACCAATGTTATCGGCAGAGTTTGAGCCGGTATCCTGAACAATAATGCCGGAATATACACACCCGGACGGTGCCTGATGTGTCCATGTCATGCCATTGTTCGCAGGTTTGTATGTGGCAGCACCACCAAGCCGGATATCCCGGACATAGCGTGAATCAAAATTACTATAGTTAGATGGTGATACCTGCCCGTTAACAGCAAAAGTGATGCTGTTATCTGTATTTCTCTGACTGTAAAAATGCCAGCCTGCATCATCACCTAATTCAGCCACCACAGGACGACTTGAGTTTCCCCACAAATTGAATGCGGCTTCCTTCGTGGATGTATTGCTGCTGCTGACCGTGAACTTTTTCCCGCTACCGGCACGTACTTTGGTACTTGAGGCAATATCACCAGTAACACTCAGGCCATGCCCCATTGACACTCCGCCATTAGCGTTATTGATAGTCAGCGGCCTTAAACCGTTCCATGTCCCAAATTTATCACCAGAGGCCGTCAGCATTAAATATGTGCTGCCACCATCATTCCTGATAAAGAATCCATAATTGCCATAAGCAATGCGCAGACCATTAGCACTGAGTGATGTAATTTCACCTCTAGAACGGAGACCATAAGCGGAGCTGAGTGATAATTCTTCCTGAGCGTCATAGTTTCCTGTCGCCCAGCGAATTACCCCGCCCTGCACTGTTTCATGCCAGATAGTGTCTCCTTCTCCACCACGAAACTTTCTGAGATATTTTTTGCCGCCTCTGGTGCCTGAACATAAGGCCGTAGACATATAGGCATTCTGGCTTCCGCCATCCTGATTAATCGTTCCGGTCATTGCGTCGCCCTGACGATTCCAGTCACGACGCCAGCCGGGGGAGTAGCCGTCCCCATGATTAATGTAAGTGAATTGCGCGCTGGTTGTACCGCCACCGCTTGATGTTGTCGGCGTGGTCACTCGAATAGTGATTGCAGATTTTGTTCCCATGACCTCGACGACACAACCAGCCAGGTGGATATCACCACATCCGGTATCCGTAATGATTTTGTTATTTGCATATGACCAGGAGCCTTTGCACATCCAGTACGGATGATTAAATGCACCACGGGAATCCAGCCATTCAATAAACTGAGCGGTTATCCAGTTTCCGGCTTCAGTGCTCAAAGCGCCGCTATAAGCACGACAGGCACCGATATTTTTCGTGAAGGTATCCTTTCCCGGAATATCCGCACCATTCTGATCTTTCTGAAGACGTTTTTCAGCATTGTCATAGGCAGACTTCACCGCTTTTGGTGTTGCGGCCAGTGTTTCAGAATCACTGTTGGTGGCGCTACTTAGCTGGACAAGACCTTTTCGCGCGGTGGTGGCATCCTGTGCAGTGTATTTCCCGTTAGCAAGGTCATACGCTGTCTTAACCGCCTTTGGCGTTGCGGCCAGCGTTTCAGAATCGCTGTTGGTGGCGCTACTTAGCTGGACAAGACCTTTTCGCGCGGTGGTGGCATCCTGTGCGGTATATTTCCCGTTAGCGAGGTCATATGCTGCCTTTACCGCCTTTGGCGTTGCCGCAAGCGTTTCAGAATCGCTATTGGTGGCGCTACTGAGCTGGACAAGACCTTTTCGCGCTGTGGTGGCATCCTGCGCGGTATATTTCCCGTTAGCAAGATCATAAGCGGCCTTAACCGCTTTCGGCGTTGCGGCCAGTGTTTCAGACGTGCTGTTGGTCGCACTGCTTAACTGAGTAAAACCTTTTGCGGTTAGCGAGGCGTCCGGGTGACGTCGTGACTGTTCGTGCTCTGCAATTTTGTCATCAACGTAATCCTGCGTCGCCATCACCGTTGTGGTGTCAATGGTCAGCGCCACTGAGGCCACACTGCTGACGATGATGACCATGCGGCAGGTCTGCGAACGCCCTGAGCCTTCGGCAAGGGCAGGCTTATAACTTTCGGCCATGTTCGCCACAGCAATTAACGTTCCCGCATCATCGTACAGGCCAAGCTCACGCATCCAGAAACCGCCCACCTCCGGCGGAATAACCAGCTCTGCGATAATATAATTACTGTTTCGTTTGTCCTGGCTGATTTTGTTCAGCGCATGTCGCCAGACTTCATGGATAAGCCCGGTCTGTCCGGCATCCGGGACAGGCAATTTACCACCGCCATCCCCGACGGCCATCGTGGTAATGTTGACCTTCCGCCCTCCCGGTGCGGTTGCCGCTGCCAGCTTTGCTGCACCGGCAGTGGTGATAACGGTTTTGAATTTTGTGCTCATTATTCCTCACTTATCCGGGGTAAACCGTAATTACATCGCCGTCATAAGCCACACCACCGGCGAACAGGTAGCCGGGAATGTCCCGGGTAATGTTCAGACCAATAAGGTGACGGCTTGCAGGTTTGGCATCAGCAATCAGCCGTTCCATTTCCTGATACATTGCCTCTGTGATACCGCTTTCCAGTACACCAATATCGAGCCGGAAAGTGCCGGGCGGGTCACTGTTTTCCCACCACTCCGTCACGTTGATGAGATAGCCGAGCGGCTCCACCACACGCCGGATTGCGCCGATAGTGCCTTTATGACAGTGGATGAAATAGGCATCGCGGATAACGGCGCGTTTTGTCGCTTCCGGCCACTTTTCATCCCACCTGTCGACCGAAAACGCCCACGCCAGCCACGGCAGCAAATTTGCCGGGCAGGTGTCCGGGTTCCACAGCTCACGAATCCTGAGCGGCGTTTTTTCAATTTCCGCACAGGCTTTTGCGGCAGCAACTTCAAGCGGTGATGAGCCGGTCGGCAGCAGTCGCGAATCACTCATCCGAGCCTCCGGTCACGACGCGGTATTCGGTACAGAAAGACGCCTGCGTACTGTTGAGCACGATGTCGGCCAGTGGTGCGGCCAACTCGACACGCTGCACACCTTCCACATGCAAAGCGGCATAAATGGCAGACAGACGGATGTCGCGCCCCAGCCGGTGCTGTGCCGTGATGTACGCTTCCAGTTTTTTCACGGCGGCAGCGCGTATGGGTTCGCTTTCGGGACCAGGGTAAAGGTAAAGCGTGGCGTTTATCTGGTATTCAACGATGGCGGCAGACTGCACGGTCACACGGTCGGCCACCGGCCTGACGTCCTCGCCATTAAGGGCGTTACGCACCACGGCCAGCAGGTCTTCGGATGCGACGCCGTTATTTTCACGTGACAGCACAGAGATAGTGACGCAGGCCGGAGACGGACTGGTGACAGAGATATCCGCGACACGCCCGTCGGCACTGCGGCCATGATACTGATAGGCACCCACCGACCCGGCGACGCTTAAACCTTCAAACGCCTGCTGAATACGCAGCCGATAATCGGTGTCAGATTCCATCACTGCCGGTGTCGGCGGGATGGTCGAATCATCTGCCGGGGTGATAATCAGACGTGTGGTGTTGTAATTGGCACCAATCACATCAAGGTCATTACCGGCAGCACAGGCCAGCATCACCGCCCGTGCAGCCTCATTCACACGCTGACGCCAGATAAGCTCACGATAAGCATTTTCCTCCAGCAGTTTGACGAGAGGCTCAGATTCCAGCGTCAGGGTACGGGCAACCGCCTCCTGCTGGTCTTCCGGGTAAAGGGAAATCAGTGTCGCCTTGCGTTCGGCAAGAATGGTTTCAAAGTCCAGCTCCTCTACCACATCCGGTGCGGGTAGCTGGTTCAGGTCGATAATCGGCATGGTTTCAACTCACAGGGATGGTTAACGAAAGTGGCTGGCCGGTGTCGTTGTGCTGACCGGTTAACGTGACCGTCATTCGCCCGTCAAAACTGCGCGCCGTGGTGACGGATGACAGGGTGACGCGGGGTTCCCATTTCAGCACTGCCATGTAACAGGCTACCTTAATCTGCAACTCAAGCGCCGGAGTCTGCGGCTGGTCAATCATTGACGCCAGCAACGAGCCGTAATCACGACGCATCACCCGCGAGCCGACCGGTGTGCGCAGGATATCGCCGATACTCTGGCTGATATGCTCAAGGTCAGTGACAGTCAGGCCATCACTGCGATTCATTCCGAGATAACGCGCTGTCATAGAGGACTCCCGGTTGTGCCGCCGCTGTCGCCGGGGTGTTTATGGGTATGCAGTACCTTCCCGTTTGATGAGAGTTCACCGCCGGTGTGTTCAATGTTGCCACGCATCGTCCCGCCCTTCTGTACTTCCAGCGTGCCGGTAATCAGCCTGTTGGTGCAGACCACCTCCGGTGTGTCCAGGGTGATGCGGGTTGACGCTTTCACCATGACCACCGGCACCGTGGCAGTAACAGAATCAGAAGCCGTCACGCTGGCCGTTTTAATTCCGCTTACCGTGAGTGCACTGGTTTCGGGTTCATACTCAATCACCGCCCCGTCAGGGAAACGGATATGCAGGGCATC